ACTCTCTTTCTTTTTTCTCTACTTCTGTTTCTTGTGAGTAACCTGGTGTAATTTCCACATCTCTGTAAAAACCAGATACTTGTTTTTTTCTTAAATCATTTTCTGATATTTTTAAAACATGTACGACTGCCTCTGCATCCTCCAAAGAAGTTGCAGTGTAGGGAACTATCAGATCATCTGCTGGAACAAATTTAGACACGGCTCTGTCAAGAAGTTCATCATAATACACTTTCTTGAAAGCAGAGCCGCTAAGAGGGAGATAAAAAAGTAACTGATCGAACTCGGGTTCATACTCTTTCATCTTGTTCATGAGTTGATAGTTCATGAAGTTTTTTACTCGTGTAGCTTGGTCTTCTTTTTGTTTATTTACTACACCCATGATCTGAGTGTGTACTGGACCAGTTGCTGGAAGTAATTCTTTATAAGCGTGTGCTTGAAACTGTGTTACCGCTTCAGCTAATACAGGGTG